GCCTGGACATTCGCAAGATTATTCGCTGGTATGCCCATTCTCCTCAATTCCGACTCGGTATTCGGGTCATAGGACGAAATTTCCTGGCCAAGCAAGGCATCAACATTCTCGAAAACACCCTGGCCTTCCATCTGTTTCAATTCATGGAAGAAATACCGATATTGAATGGCAATCCAGGGGGCCCTCTGTATGTCTTTCCAATAAGGTCTGGTGAAAAAACTCTCCAGTTGTATAGGAATTATTTCAGGGCCCTGATGACGTATATACTTTACTTCCTCGGTAACTCCATTCGTTTGTCGCTTGAAGGCCCAGCTTTCCGTCTTGAATGGTACTTTCACAATCTGGGTCCCAAGACTCACGAGGTCATACGCAATCTCTTTGAATTTCCGCTTGACGTCGAGCCCATACCTGTTCTCGGCCATACCCTTGAACCACTTTTCGAGGGCAAGGGCGACGTCCGAGTCTTCTGGGCTGATTGCTTGTACGGAGACTGGAGGCTTCTTTACCGAGAAGGCAGCAATGAGTTTGGCAAATATCGTCTGCACTTTCTGCATGGTCAATGGAGGTACGACATTTGCCGCGTCTATCCATGGTGTTTTCCTCCGTTCTGATTCAGGGCGGGCAAGTCTGGCCCTTCTCCATTTATCCCAATTTGCTTCAAGTTCTTTCCTATCCATCCCGTCCCGTACATCTATGATTTCGGAACAGATATACGACATTATTTTGTCTTTCTCTTCACCCAAAATATCGTTCATTCAACACCTCCTAATAGCCCGTCAACGGGTCAACCTGTCTTCGCCTTTTTACAGGCTCATCATCCTCATCTACGGAATCTTCATCATAAGGGTTATCTGGCCTATGGCTCTTGAAGATTGCTATCTTCAAAGCATCCAACAGGTCCATCGACCTTGATGGGAATACTCTCACTTCCTCCATCACCTTCTGGGCAATTTCTTTTCTCACATACAGTTTCCCACGTTCGAGGAAGGGCTGTAAGATGTTCTTTATCGTCGCTTCCTTATCTCCAAGAGCAGGAATTGGTAGCAAATTCAGTTGCCGCTTCCTAAGAGCCTGTATCTGTCGTGCAATAGGAATGAATGCCTTGAAGCCAGCCTGGGCTTCTGAGTAAATTGCCCTCAACAGAATCCCGTACTTGTCAGAATAATTCGACAACCAGTCGAAGAATTTAGTTGGTTCAACAAAGCCCTTGTCTGCTTCGAGAATGGCAATTACATCATCCGACCAGCGGGCAATGACTGTCGTGGCAGATTTGGACGTATGTATCCCCGCAGACTTTGTAGAAGCGGCGGGATCTCCTGCGGCCACCACATCCGCTGAGGTGAGGAACCTGCGCGACCCATCGGGGAAGTAGATTTCATAGGTCTCTTGCGCGTCATTCCACTCCATTTGCACTTCTTCGACCCTATATTGTCCAAAATCTCCAGGACGGGCGGCATATGGCTTGTTCTGGTATTGCGTCCAGAAAAGCCAGGGATTCTCCACTTTCATCCTTTCCAGCCCTTCTACGCTATATTGTTCAGGATAAATAGAGGTCCCGTCAGGCCCAATGGCAGACCGGTAATAGACCGACCATTCTCCATTCTCATCCACTGGGTAGTCTAGCTCGGTCCAGTCTCCTTTATGTTCCTTCGCGTGGAGCATAATGGGCTCATAAGGGTCGTCTACAGAATATCTTGTCCCAATGACGATAACTCTCGAATGCATCCAGCTGACGACAAGCGTACGCATATTCGAATGGAGCCAGTTGCCCATCCGTATCATATCCGCTCCCGATGCATGGTCTGCATTGAGCATATTCTCTCCAACAATATCGTCTGCGTCGAAAAGGTCTAGGTGAATACCCTGGGTAGCTCCTCCTGCCGTCAAGCTCCGAAGGTTTGGTTCTACCGAATATTTCGTCCTACTCGAAAGAACAAGGTCAACCGAGTCCTTATTTATCTTCTTGTGTTCAGGATAGAGCCATGCATGAAATTCGTTCGACGTGAATGTGTTGATTGTCGTGTCTACGAATGCTTCAGCCCTCTCAGCGGTCTCGGATACACAACCTATCCGTAAGTTTGGGTTGCGTATCAACTCCCATCCGTTCGCACCGTGGCTTGCAATCGTAGACTTAAGAGAAGAGCGTGGCAGCAACATCGCAGCCTTTACTCCTGGAGTAGTGGCTACCATCTGTCTAAAATTGCACATTTCCACGTGCAAATCTCCATTGAGGAGGTCATA